TTAAGCATAGATAAACCTCCTCCACCAAGCTTGCCACCTCCCATACCACCTTTTCCACCTTTTTTACCAAATATTGACAAACTAACTTTGTCCATTCTATTTTTCCATGCAGAACTAGCAAAGAATTTCTCTATTCCTGAAGCTAGTCTTGTGCCTACTAGAGGTATACTTGCAACTAATCCAGAAATAGATGTGCTTAAAGTTCTCGAGTATTTATCAGTCATCGATTGAACTTCTTTTTGAGTTTTCAATATCCGTTGTTGCAATTTTCTTTCTAATTGTTTATCTTTAAGAACTTGTTTCATCATCACGTGTTGTTCTTTCAAATCTGATGTTTGTTCTTTAACTGCCTTTAAAACTTGTTGCATACCCACCTTATCGAACTTGTCAAGCTTCTTTTCAGCTTCTTCGAATCCTTTAGCAGTTAATCTACCACCTTTAGCTAGATCTTCAAGATCGTCAGTTGTATCTTTCAATACTTTATTCAACAAATTAACAAGACTTAGAGTGGTTTCACCACTTTTAGTCATCCTTTCTTGTTGATCAGCGTATTCTCTTAAGACTTCATTGATGTCATCACTCAATGCCATTTACTATCTCAATATTAATGTCTAAATTTATCTACGTTAACACCCTGCTTTTTCAAATCAGCTGCCATTATTTCTGCATATGTCATTCCCGATCCAGCAGGCTTTTTTTGCATAATATTTTCAATTCCTCTAATAGCTGCTCCATACTCGCTATCAGGATCTATATCAGCTTTGCCAGTAATTAAGGCTTTAAGTACTCCCCACACTTTAGCTTCACTGATCACTTCTTTTAATTTCATATTAAATCTCGCTTTATTTATAATAAATATGCTCCTAAAGGATTTTTCCAATAGGAGCATTATTTTTGTTTCGAGTTTGCCTCTTCTATTTCTTTGTTAGTTCTTTTTAGCCACCAGTTCCTTAGCCAAACAGGCATATTATAGGCTTCTTGAAACGTCAATTTGCAATGATAAACTAAAGAGAATATTTGTTCATAAATGTATTGTTTGTTACTATCATTCAGGCCAAAAAAATTCTACCGTAATTGGTAAATCCACCTCCTGCGAATTTCCGCAAGATGGACAGTTGAACATTTGCTTCATTATAATATCAGGTTCTATTTCATCTACAAAAGTTCTAAATGCTCTTGAATCACTAACTGGCATCATATCTGAATATTTTTGAATTTGAGCTGGCTTTGAATCACCATCTACTGATAAGATTTGGTGTTTAAATCTAGTAGTGACATTTCTATCAACTTCTTGACCTGACATTCTCTTAATTTTTGATTGCGAATCGGCTATAGATTTCTGTTCACCTGAAGTTAATATTTTAAATTCAATATCTCTTCCCGAGGGAGTTTTAAAGTCGAATTTATTATCTCCTTCAGAAACAGGATCTATATCCAATGTTNTCATTTTTAAACTTGACAAATCAAATTCAAAAGTGGTTTCTTCTGAGCAGCTCGGACATGNTGTATCAATACTATAGTCTTTTCCATATCCGCTGACTCTTAGTGCAATCATAATTGCATTTTTATCACCAGCTATAAGATCATCTACATTAACGGATTTATCCATCAAACAATTCTGAATCACTAAGTCAATAGCTTTTCCGCTTCTAATTAAAGATCGTGATGTTAATATATCTTCTTCTGAAGCGGTCATCTGCCTTACTTCTACATCTTCTGCATTGTGTAAACTAGAATTTGGAGGGTATACTTTACCCTTCGAAGGTAGTTTCACAAAATCTCTAGGTACGACAAATCCAGCTTGAGCATCTCTCTTATTACCTTCTTCAAGTGCAACTTGTCTTGCCAAATCTTCACTTGAAACGCTAGGTTCAACGCTCATTTTTACTGGACGTGCTTCACCTTTAGTTTCTTCTGCCATATTTCTCGCCCTCTAAAAGTGTTTTTTACATTCTTATAATTATAATCAAGATACTACAAAGATTAAAATTTTAATATGCAATTGTCCATTCTTATTGTTATTTCAATTTCTGTTGGTTCTGCAGCATCATGACTCAAGTCGCCNAATGTTGCTCCCTGAACCCAAGATCCTTGGATTTCCCAATCTTCAACCACTGCCCCAACTGGGTCTAATGATTTTAGATTAAAATCTTTCTTGTAGAATGCTGCATAACCAGCTCTACCCGAAATAAATTCATGCGAAAGTCTAATCCACTCCATTACTTTCTGCGAAGCCGAAGGAGCAATTGGATCATACAATCCTAATGTTATTTCACCCCAAGAAGGCTTACCAGCAAGGTATCTTCTTGAGTTCATATAATGAATTTCAATTGGGTCCATTGTATAGCTTGGTTTAGAAGCGGATCTTGCTATAAATGTAGGAATAGTGTCATCGTCGAACTGAAATAGCCATCTATTCTGACGTTTTGGTTCATACGCGTCCGTCAACATTTCATTGACGGGAAGAAGATCTTCTGCCATTATGTGTCTCCGTTAATTGTACTTAAATTTCAAAATAAATATCAACATACTCTCATTTTATGTAGATAAAAAACCATGCCATTTAAAAAAAATAAATGGCACTTAGAGGGCGTTCTTGTGAGCTATTTATTCTCTTATTCAGAGAAGACCGCTCCTGTTCTTGTTACACTGAAGTCAAGAATTATGATTTCAGCCGCTGTTGTTGGTTTCAAGAAGATCTTACCCTTAACTATATTTCTATCGATCAAGTCAGGAGTTGTTGTTGTTCCATCCAATACAGCCCTGAATTCCTGCAATCCTTGAGCAGCTTGGACTGTTCCAAGATATGAATTAACTCTACTCAAAAGGTTAGCTCTCATTGTGACTGAATTTGGTTCGAATACAAATGATCTTGAGAATCCAGCAATTGTCTTTCTTACTTCAATAAGCATTCTTCTTACATTAACTCTATCGAGCAATGATGCTTTCTTTTGAAGTGTTTTTTGTCCCCAGATTGCTACACCCATTCCTGGGAATGTTGCAATTGGATTAACATTAGCATTATAAAGATCGTCTCTCTGTGTTTGAGTCAATCTTCTTCTTGCTTCCAATACACTTTCTAATCCACCACGAGTGAATCCAGCAGGAGCGAACCATGCTTGACCAACTCTGTCATTGAATGCGTAAGCACCCATAACTTCTACAGATGGTGGAACCCAAAGTAGTCTATCATTATCAGCATCATTGATTCTGATCCATGGGAAGTAAGTAGCACCATAGTTAGTATCATACTTTTTAGCTTCCGTAATAGCATTAGAAACTGTAAGAGCCAAAGCGTTAGCCGTAGCTGTTCCATTTGAAAGATCAACAATACCGAATGCATCTCCTCTTGATTCAATCATGTCAAGCATCATTTGTGGAATATTTCCACCTGTGGATGTTGAGTGAGCACCAGGAGCTGCAATCAAATTAAAGTCAATTTCATCAGAATTGCCGAGTGTCTTAATAGCAATGTTATAATCTGCTGAAAGTGTTCCATCATTAATATCAACTCGTTTATCAGATCTAGGATCCAAACCATCAAACCCTCTAAACATAGGCACAGTATATCTAATCTTGTTATTAGATGTAAAGTTACCAGAGTTTGATCCAATCATGTCGATATTTGTTAAACCTGCTGCAATTGATCCTGATCCAGAAAGGTCTCCACTTACTGCGAAGTAAATTTGACCAGTTTGTCCAGAAGTACTTCCTGAAGCATATGTAACTGATGTTTTGAGAGTATCATATACTCCACCTGATCCGGCACCAAAGTTGATACCCAAGAATATATTAGGATCTGTATCACTAATTGAATTCAATTGGTTAGCAATAACTGGAGGTTCAGGAACATTAGCAAGAGGAGGAACTATTTTTGTGAATCCTCTATAACCAGAAGGTCTAGCCGAATCGGGAAAACCATCATACACCTCAACTCTAATGTAGTTAGATCTGTTTTGATATTCACCGTCAAATAGAATTTCAGGAGGTGTTGTTCCTAAACTATAAGATGGGTATCTATCACCAATTACTCTTCCAATAAACTGCTTAGAAGCTCTATCCATAACTAGATTTTGGAATGTTTCCAAAACATTAGGAAGATCATCAGTATCATTTGCCGATCTTACTAGCAATGTGAATGCTGGAGCTGAAGTTGTTGAAGTATCTACCTGAGTGATAGATATTTTAATATCTGTGTTGGCAGCATCACCATCTGATCGAGTATAAACTCTGAATAGATCATGAACTGTGCCATTGAAGTTTTGTGAAATTATAGCTGGTGTTCTACCTGGCGCAAATCCACCTGTAACTTGTGTTGAATCAGCTGTACAAGTTACAAAGCCTCCATTAGCTGTTAAGTTTCCTGCAGCGTCAGCCGATACTGTTCCTAAGATAGATCCTACTGCGTGATCAAATACTGCGTCAACATATAAAGCAGTCAAAGAATCGCCGTTTCTAGTTTCCCGTGGTGATGTTCCAAGAACTTTCTTGACATAATTTGAACTTGATTCTGTCAATGAAAGGTTTGTAGCAGTAACACCTTTACCTACAATCGAAATTGCAAAGTTTGTTGGTGTTCCACTCAATTGTACTTCTTCTACATCTCCTCTTAATCTTAATATTCCACCCACCATATTAGAAGCCGACAATGCAGCTGTTGCGGTAGTGTTAGCAATTGGAAATGCCAGCATTACTGCTGTTCCAATACTCGCTGTTGCACGACCCAGCACTCTGACTACATTGAGAGTTCCTGCATTTTTTAAATATGACTTTGCAGCATATGGCGTGTAAAGATCAGGGTCTAAACCACCAAAAATTTCTCTGTATTCGCCAAAGTTTCCAACTTCAACTGGCAAATATGCAGGCCCTTTCTTAGTCAATCCTACAAGAGCTGCTCCAATAGCTCCAGCGCCTGCTGGAACAAAGGATTCATCGATCTCTTTGGTATAAGCACCTGGTGATACAAATACTTGTGCCATTAAAAAATCTCCCAAAAATATACGTTATTTCTATTTAGTTTACAAAGCTTGCTATTAATCGGTTATGTATGAAACTCACAAGCCATTTGGTATAAATATAAACGACTTAGCCCAAAAACAAAAAAGAGCACACGTCAAGTGTACTCTTCTTAATAATCTATTAATATTTTTGTTTAGAGATCTACTTCTTCAACTTCAACTTCTTCAGCATTATCAGCTAACTCTTGCGATACAACTTCTAAATCAGGATCAGCAGTTGGTTCAATATCATCTATATCATCAGGTTGTGATGGAACTTCACTCTCTTCTAGCTGTTGTTTTTTGTCTTCACCCAACAATTGTCTAGTCAATGTTAAAGCACCTAAATTCTGATCTAACTGTCTTTGAAGCTCTTCTACTAAATCATTTGTTTTCTTGAGTCTCAACTCTAAATTCAAAGCTGTTTGATTGAGACCATCTCTTGTTGCTTCTAAATCTTTATGTGATACGTCTGGCATTATACGCCCTCCTTTCTGACATAAATATCACCCATTACTAAAATATCTATGTTTGATTTTTTAAATGTTTTCACTGCATCTGAAGGTGTTTCTACTATTGGTTCTCCATCGATATTAAAAGATGTGTTTAAAAGCATTGGAATGTCTGTTTTTTCGAAAAACATCTTTAACAGCACGTATAATGTTCTATTATCTGATTCACACACAGTCTGTATGCGTGCTGTTCCATCTTCATGAACTATGCCAGGAGCTTTTTCTTTACACATTTCTGTTGCTTTAGCTGAAAATAACATATATGGAGATGATCTTTTCATGTCGAACCATTTAGCTGCTTCTTCATCTATGATTACAGGAGCATATGGTCTCCACCATTCTCTATGCTTTATTTTTTCATTGATATATTTTTTAACATCTGGCATTGCAGGGTTTGCCAATATAGATCTAAATCCTAATGCTCTAGGACCAAACTCTGATCCATTTTGAAACCATCCTACTATTTTATTATCTGCCAAGTCTTGTGCTACCTTTGGAAGTACTTTTCTTATACCTGCTTTGCTATTGATTTCTAGTTTCACTTAATTGCCTCTAACATATCTTCTTTAGAATATATTTTTCCCAACGATCCCAAGTTGAATGGTAGCTCGATAGAAAGCTTGCTATTGAGATCCCTCTCATGCCACTGAACACAATGAATAGCAGCACCAAAGCAGAGCCCGGAATCATTAGCAGCAGGGAATACGAAAATTTCCTTAAAAATCTTTTCATCAAGTAATGCTTTATTCGCGAGAACATTTAGAGCACATCCTCCAGCTAAACAGAGATTTTCCTGAATGACATTAAAAGCATTTAAACCTCTGAAATAATCTATTAATGCGTGAGTAAATTGATGTTGCAACCAGGCAGCTAAATCAGCCGGTTCATATTTCTGCATTTTTTCAAGCGCGGGTAGTTCATTTTGATATATAGAAGGGAAATAGTAACTTTCATCTTTATACTCTCTTATTGTCCTTTTAAATAGTGAAGGTAACTTAACATTGTTTTTATTTCCATAAGCTGATAATCCCATTATTTTACCAGGAGCTACTTCAGAAAATATATAAGGATTAGTTATTTTTTCTGCTTTTTCCGGTTCAATCATCTGATAGATGTTTTTAGACATGTAGTTATAAGTCTCTCCTAATGGAAATTCATTTTTTTTATTAACTCCATTTATGAAGTGTTTAAAAACTACAATACCTGTACAATTTTTCTTTTGCCCAACTCCATAGAAGCCTGTTTCTGATAACATTAATCCCTGATGCTGTGTATCAAATGCATTCCCTGCACCATCAAATGTTAGTATCGAAGCCGATTCAAAGGGAGAAGTCCAAAATACTGCTGAAGCGTGTGCTAAATGATGATCTACAAATCTTATTTCAGCATTTGGAAATTCTCTTTGGAGTATTTTCTTTATATTATCTTCTCTAAACANACTGNNAATGCTTCTAGTATAGCCTACTACATCAATATCATTTTTCTTTAATTTGCCTTCTTTTAGTACATAACTAATGGACAAGGTTGGATATGTACCATCATGTTTTACTCGAGATAATCTTTCTTCACTTATTGTGCAAATATGCTTTGCGTCTTTGAATAAAGAGGCTCCAGCACTATGCAGCCATGCATCACGGTGGTCCCAGCCTACGCAGCCATACAACCCTATTATATTCTTCAATTGTTTTTCCTGTAATATAAAATCATAGTCACAATTATAAATAAACATGTTCCACTAACAGCATAATTTATAATGTATAAGAGAGGAATTTCATCAGCTAAAGCAGAACCAAACAACATAGCATATCCTAGCAAAACAAGTAACCAGCCCCATATAGAAACATCATCAGATCTTTTACGATGGAACATTCTTATCATATGAGGGAAATTGCTACTAAATAAGAGTAATAATCCTATAAAACCGTAAATTTCAACGAATGTCATGCAGCCTCTTCGCAATATTTCTTTATAGTAATGTATTTTATGTTCTCAACTTCTTTCGTTTCAAATGAAATACCTTCACCCAATCTATCAGGTTGCATTTCATACTCTTTTATTTTCAGTTCGTCAAATGTATCTAATATATTCTTGAGTTTGTACCAGCTTATGGTAATCTCACAATCTTCACACATATTTACTTCTCCACTAAATAGTACTTATCTCCTGCAGTGAATGCTACAACATCTATCTTAGTTTTCTTGAAGCAATTCAAGGCGTCTTCTGGAGTTTCTACTATAGGTTCACCTTGGACATTGAATGATGTGTTGATTAGAACTGATTTTTTTGTTTGCTTATACAATTCAGTCAATATACCAAATATCACAGGGTTATCTTTTTCATTTGCAGTTTGTATACGAGCAGTATTATCCACATGAATTCCAGAAGGAATTTCGTCGGGAATTAAACATTTTAGATTAAAAAGCATGAAAGGATATTCAGATCTTATCAAATCAAAATACATATCAGCTTCGTCCTCTAATACAACAGGGCCAAACGGTCTAAATTCTTCTCTATGCTTAACTTTTTTATTGAGTATATCTTTCATTTCGGGATTAGAAGCACTAGCTAATATTGATCTATGGCACAAAGCTCTAGGACCTATTTCAGATCCTCCTGTAAATAATCCCACAACCTTATCATCTTTTAATTTTGCAACTATTCTTTTGTTAAATCTTTCTCTGTCTGGACTAGCACGTTGCAATTTAGTATTTTTAATGGCATCATATATTTCCCCGGCCGAATATATTTTTCCACCTTCGAAGATTTCTCTTGTAGAATGAATATGTCTCTTACCAGCAGTTGATTGATGAAGTTCTTTCTTTTTATTGATCTTCATATTGTCGGCTACAAATAATCCTGCACCAATTGTCAATCCATCATCACCACAAGCTGGAGCTGCAAAGAAATTATGATATGAGAATTCCTTCTCCATATTGCCATTCATCGCGCAATTAAGAAAAGTTCCTCCTGCTAAACAAATATTTTGAGTAATCTTCTGTTCTCTAAGTAGTTTGTGTAGCATACTTTTAACTGATTGTTCTAATATATATTGAGTATCTGCTGCTATATTTTTGTGTAAATCATCTTCCCAGTCGGATTTTTTCAGCCAGTATTTGTCTGGTTTTCCACCTTCGCCTTTTAATTGAGGGAAATATCCTCTCGAATTAGGAATCTTTTTTATTTTGTGCTTGCCCATCAAGTGCATGAACTGATCGCCATGATATAAATCGCCCATTTGAACAACTTTTGGCCAAACTATATCACTGTATTTTTTTGGCGCTCCATACGCCGCTAAAGCCATAACCTTACCAGCATCAGTGAGTGAAGGATAGAATCCTAAATAATCACAAACAGAAGAGTAAAATCCTCCAACATTGAAATCTCCACCTCTTCTTATAGCTCTATAGAATTTGTCTTTTTCATTGAAATAATAAACAGCATGATTGGTTCCCATATTATCATTCACATCTAATGAAAAACACATAGCATCATCGAATGGAGACATATACCAGGCATACGCACAGTGAGCAAAATGATGATCAACTAACATGCATGGTTTTGATAAATCTCCAATATGGAAAGTAAAAAATCCTTGAGCTAGTTGATTTTGATCCTGATGAAACTGAACATAATCTTCTATACTATATTCGATGCCATTATCTGTAGTAATAGCGAAACCATCAGCGCTTTTATCAAACAATTCATTGTTTTCATTGTCTCTATCGAAAAACCAATTTACTACTGCAATTAGATTAACATCTTTAAATTTGATTCCTTCTTTATCAAGAAGATATTTTATAACTTTTTTATTTACGCCTCGATCGCATTTATTACGTGTCAATCGCTCTGTTGCAATAAATCCTACTAGTTTTTTATTTTTTATAAGAGCAGCTGATCCATTATGAGAAAAATTCAATCCTAGTATATACATTATATTATCCTCCAAACTCTATTTATGTCATTACCCCATATGTACTCATAACGTCACTCTCCTCTTATTTTTATCTTTCTCTAAAATTGCTTCAAGTCGACTTACTTCTTTCAAGACTTGTTCATGAGTAATAGATCTCATACAACTATAATGATCACATACCCAAAGTTTTCCATTATTATCCATATCATACATTCCTGGTCTCCAGCAAGCTATTGTTGCACAAGAATGAGTATTCCAAACATTGATATTATGTCTCCATCCCCAGACATTGGGAGATACAGAGCCCCATAATACAATTCCTCTTTTCTTTATTGATGATGCTAAATGAGCCAGATAATTATCTATTCCCATAAAAAATTTGCATTTGGGAGACTGTAATAACTGCAATACTGGGTTAAGATTATCAACCTTTATGCTTATAACATCTTTTATTTCAGGGTTAAACTGATTCGCATAAACTTGTACGAACTGATATTTGTGTTTAAGCTTTTGAACTAAATTCTCCCATTCTTCTAACGACCAAACCTTATGGGTTCTGTAGTTTATTCCAGCCATAAACTCATGAGAATTTCTATCAACACCAAGATGCAATAGTATCATTGGTTTGTTAACTTTATTCAACAAAGCAGCTACATCTTTATTTTCATCAGTACATTTCAACATAGGAACTCCTCCATCATAATCCAATCCCATTACTTTGCCATAGAGATTGCCTATGAAAGACTTCCTATCTGTATCATGCTTATGTTTGTGAATTAATTTTGTAAGGCTGAAACCATATTCTACCTGATAAGCTCTACTCCAATTGTTCGAAAGTAAGCTATACATATTACCAGATGAATCATTGTATTGTTGAAAGTTTTTCCTCCAAGATTCTATGAATATAGGATGTTCTAAACTTCCATCAGGTTGAGTCCAGAGGCCGGGATCTTGAGGCCATTGTTGGGGAGATTCAGGAACTTGAATTCCATGAACGTTTTGGTTAGACAATGCTGCAGACACCATATTCCCTATCAACGTATTATCTATTACTAATATGGGCCAGTTGTTGTTTTCTAATTTTCTTTTTCTTATAAGCGAACGAATGAAAACTGTTTGTATAACTCTAGCTCCCAAGCCTCCGAACAAAATCAACAAATAAACCTTATCATCTTCATTTAATTGTAAAGCATTATTCATATCTAAATTATTCTCCACTCTTTGTTTAATTCATCATCCCATATTCTTATTAATCTATATCCATTATTTTTAGCGAGGTCATTCTTTAAAATATCATTTTCAACTCTTTTATCTATATCGTTTAATCTAGAATAATTTTTATCATGCCAATATCTACTATCTATTTCTATTAATATATTATAATCAATTAGATAAAAATCATATAATCTGAATTTTATATCATTGATGAAAATTTTATATTGTTTTTCAAATTTAATGTTTAAACTTTTCAATATATTTTCAAATTGAATTTCTGGAAAAGTTCCTTTTGTTTTTATGTTATTCAAAATATTAAAGATAGGATTCTTTTTCTCTGAAGATATTTTAGCTTTTTTTGATATTAATTCTCTTGTCTTCTTGGTGTGTTTTTTTCCGTAAAAATGATTATTGATGCCTTTATGAATTCCTCTTTCTATCTGAGTTTTAGATGACTTCTTTGATAATCTTAAAATTCTTTCATCGGTTTCTTTTGTTAAGCCTTTATTCCATGCTATAATTCTACCTTCTCTATATGCTTTCTTGCGAGAAATAGATATGTTTTTCTTATGATCATCAGAAAACTTTTTTCCTCGATTAGGAGGGACGATTTTTCCTTCTTCGATACCTTTTCTTCTAGATTTTGATATATTGCTTTTATGTTTATTTGAAAATTTTCTATCAATTCCTACTCTAGTTTGATTCCATTTAATTTTATATTCTTTTACAGTCAAGTTGTGTTTTTTCAAATGTGTTGCTGTTATAGCTTTAAATTTTTTACTACATTCTTTGCATATTATAAAATTCATTGTATATTTTCATACTCGATAGAGGTTTGATTCGCAATATAAATATAAAGCTAATATAAGAAAACACAAATTTACGAATAAAAAATGCAGCCAGGCTGCACTTAATTATATCGAAGAGGTTATTGCTGATTCATTCAAAGCCTTTCATTTTAAAACATTTGTACAGTAGATTATAGATAATTTGTATAGAATATTAAACTACTATTCAGCTTTATTTCCTTTGGCTTCAAATTTTGCTTTTTCTCGTGTTTCTTTCTTTCTTTTCTTATTTTCTTTTCTAGTGACTTCTAATCTAGAATTCAATGCTTCTAATTTAGCGCGTCAGTAATAAGATCATTCATTCCAACTAATAAATTATATGCATCAGCTTTTACTCTACACTGTATATGATCTTCTACAGATTCATGGCTATCGAAAGCTAAGCAGTCATGTTCAATAGCTGCATATTCTAAATCAGTAATTTCTATTGTAATTTTTGGTATTTTTTATCCTTATTTTTTAATTATTTCTTCTACAAGTTTTGATTTTGAATCAGAATCCTTAAAGTCTACTAAATTGTGCTTAGCAATTGATTTCAATTCATCTTTTGTCAACACTTCTAATTCGTCTTTTTTGACCAGTTGTTCAACATCACTTTCCCATTGTTCAACTATCAAGCTTCCATCTGGTCTAGTCTTAGGTTTATTACCTTCACTCAAAACATTTCTAATATGATCATCATTTCTTCTTCCTTCAACTCGCCAGTCAAATTCTTGTTTCTTGTTGCCATCTTTTGTAGTGCAAACCACAAATTGATTGTCTTTCACTCTACATTTTATAACTAATGGAGACCAACCAAACACTGGTGTCAATTGAATTGTATTCAAATCTGGATGAGTTAGTGCAGCATAATAATGAGGTAGTTCAACAATTGCTATACCACAACAAAGCTTAGCAGTTCCTCTTTGATAAACTCCGTGTTCAGGGCCTTCTGATACAGCATGTGTTAATGTCATACTGTTATATTTATTTGGCTTTTCTTTATTTGCTAGTGGGTGGCGGATTAAGAATGATTTAGCAGGACCAACAAAATCTACAGCAGAACAAATTGTTCCTACGGTATTTTGATTACAATAGAAACATACATCGCCGGTAGTTGAAATTCTCATTGCTTCTCTTACTCCAGTTCCACCTTTCATTACCCAAAACGACGTTTGGCCACAAGCTTGTGCTCCAAAATTACATAATACAATTGCAGCTCCAGGGCCTCCACCAATACAAGAACCAGCACCTATAACTATACATTTATCTGCGTCACCGCCAGTATATATAACTGATCTTCCTGCAGAAGAATTAATTAATTGAGTAGGGCAAGCTGCACACAAGCTAATAGTAGAACCAGTGCCGTCATTGACAACCTGAAAAGCTGGGTTCGTGGATGCGGCATTGTTCTGCCTAAAACGAGCCATCGCTGTTGTGGCACTGTTGTCGCCAGTAGATTCAAACTCAAACGGAATGCCTGTAGCTGTTCCTGTGTGAACCACATACAAAGCAGTATTAGCTGCAGCTGTTCGAATGAAAGCTGCTGTCTGTGCTGTAGAAGCGTTATCAACGAAGAGCTTAGATGATGGCGCGCACGAAGCGCACGTAATCCCTATCCCCACGTTGCCACTATGTGCTCGAAAAACCTCAGATCCCCCTGCATAAAATTTCATCGCATTTGCGGTGTGTTCGTAATTGATGCGGCCGGGCCATGAGTCTTCAGGGTCGGCAAATGCCAAATACCCATTATCGTTGTTGGGTGTCCCAATAGTGATTCCTGCCGCAGCGCTGTTCTCCACGAAAATTTCATCAGCACTGGCATTTGCCGTTGCGCCTGATGAACCAGAGTAAACGTGTAATTTAGTCTCAGGCGTAGTCCCTATCCCTACGTTGCCAGAAGCGTCTATGCGCATGCGCTCGGTAAAGGTGATATTATTTCCAGCCGTTCCCGATGCGGCACTGTAAAATTGGTGCATCCCATCAGCTTGCAGATATCTTGTCGCCTCGTCTGTGCTGATGTAATCAAAATTCCCATCAGTGCCCAATGTTGCATTTTGCAAAATGTTGACTTGATTGCTTGCTCCCGCTGCCGTTTTCCAGTCTATGGTCCCATTACCACCCAAGCGCAGTTCGGTGTAATCAGCGTGAGTGGCTGTTGGCGTAACGCCTATCCCCACATTGCCAGCAGAGTCTATGCGCATACGCTCTGTGGGTGCTTGTGCGCCATCAGCCGTAGTCATTAGTAATATACGCCCTGGCATATCTCCAGCACCGGGGGTTCCATCCACATCAACCCGAATAGCTGCTGCCAGCGAAGCGTAATCAACACCATCATCACCGTACCATCTAATTTCACCTAATTGACGGCCGTCTGTAACTATTGTGTTAGAACCAATTGTATCATTATTACTAGCTAACATTCTTAATTGAGGTGCAACTCCGCCCGACGACCAGGCACCCATTAACATTTCTGAATCGGGTGCACCTGTTCCTAAAATTTGAACTTCTGATATTACGCCTGTAGTTTGTTGAGTAACTCCTCCAATAAGTAATCCAGCACCATTAGCTATAAACACATCATTCTGTAAATTAGAACATCCAAGAACACATAGACATTGAGTTGCACAAACATTAGTAGCTGTTATTGGTCCTGATCCCATAGTGATTGAACCACCAGTGACCAAATCTCCGGGAATACATATATCCCCACCAGAAGCTGCACATAACAATATGGCTTCACCAACAGTTTCTCTAATTACGAAAGAATCACCATTGATACCAGATGTTGATAGATGATATTCAGCATTCACATTCTTAATAACAACCGTTGAATCACCACCAGCTGATGATGAATGGAAAAATGCACTAACTGAATTTGATCCAGACATATCAAAGCATCCTCTTGCAGGATTACCTTGATCTTGTCCGATGCTAATAGCGTCAGCTGTTAAGCCTGATACTGTGAATATAGCTGCATTGTCTAATGAAGCATTTGTGACTTCGTTGTTTCGAATATTTAAATGGGTAACAAGGGCCAACTTGTTTATCTCCAATTACTTAA